CCGGTGCAGGCCGTGGTGGCGCTTGATCGACCGGCTCGGCCTTCAGTGATAGGAACTTCTTCCCGCCGCTCTTTGGCGTGCGCACCCAGCCGCTCAGGCGGTATTCAACGCCTTCTATGTTCAGCTTGCCCCGATAGTCCGGGCGTTTCTCGTTACCTTCTTTGTCATTGGCGAAAAGCGCCCCGGTGTTTGTGTTGTCGTATGGTTCGTTCATGGTCTTTGTTTTGGTTATGATAAATCCAGTTCCTTCAACTCGTATCTGTTCGTCTTCGCATTTTTTCGCCAGCCGTGGATGATGATGCGCCAGCCAGCGTCCCGCACCGCACCGACGAGCGGCGACTCCGCGATCTTCCGCGCCCGGCTGGAGACGTTGCCCCAGCTTGTGCTTTGGACGGCGATTGTCTCTTCGCCATGCAGTGCCAGGATGTCCACGAAGCCGAACAAGTCTTGCCTGATCCGCGCGTGCGGATTCCACTTCTCGACCACTTGCACGGCGTCGCATGTCTTGCGCAAATGTGCTAGTGATAGCTGGGTCGGCGATGACTTCATGGTATACCCTCCCAGCTAGATTTGAGCGCCTTGGCTGCTTCCAAACATGCCGTCAGCTCATCCGGCCCGGCGGCAATGCTGGCCATGCCATGCTTGGCGCGAAACCGCTTGTTTGTCGGCGCATCCTCGCCGTCGTCAACGATGGTGATGTGATGCCGCCGCATCCACTTCAGGCGCGGGGAGAGTGATTCCGGCAGGCTGAAAAGCTCGTCAGTCATGGCGTGCCTCCTTTCACTGAATCAAATGCTTTGGCATATACCCGCTCGATAGTTGGGTGTGGTTTATCTAGGTTTTTTCGAGATACATCGACAATTACATGCATCGCCTCTGCCAGACTGTCTCGCTGGGTCAGTGCATCCGTTATTTGTTTCCACAGGATCGTAACGCACCCGCAATGCGCTTCGTCAGGGTGGCATGCGGCCACATGTTTCGCAGCGTTATGCCAATCGGCCAGCTCGTCCGCCAGCCTGTCGCGTTGTTCTCGCGCCTCTGCAAGCTCGCGCTCAATTTCTTCGCAGAGTATTGGCCACTCTACGACAGGATCATCAAGGGAGTTTTCAAACCCGTATCGCTCTAAGTGATCTATTGAGTGCTTATTCGCGTCTGTTCTCGGCGTGGTTGATTTACTCATGGCGTGCCTCCTTTCACGGCGGCGAGCTTGTCCACCCACTGCTTCAACCATTCCTCGATCTGATTGGGGGTGGCTTCGCGGAACGTATCACGCATGGAGTTGATGCGGACCGCAGCTATCAATTCGCCGCAGATAAGCGCCAGCCTGTCGCGTTGTTGCTGCACCTTCGCCGCGTGCTCCCAGATCGTGCCATTCGGATCGCGGAGTTCGCACCCGTAGTCCTTGTGGGCTTTCAACAGCGCATTTTTAGCTGCTGCCAGATCGCGATCCAGCTCGCAGCGGCATGGTTGATCAGGCAGCCGCATCGCCCATCCGCACGACTCGCACAGCTCGCCCATGGTCTGCTTGACTGCTGCCAGCTCTACGAACGCTGCTCCATGCGCATCAATAGCCTGTCGCGCTTCAGCGGCATATTTCTCGATCTGGTAGTTAGCCTCTGCCAGCTCGCTTTCCTGCCTCACCAACCGATCCGCCAGCCCCTGGGCCGCCCCCTTCCAGAGTTCCAGCTTGGCTCGTAGTTTCCGCGCCTCTGCCAGCTCGCTCTCTAGCCTGTCAAGGTCGAACCCGCTGATTGTAACATCGTGTGTATCACTCATTGTTTTGATTTGATTGTTGTTCTATCTGCCGCTGCCGCATCGTGTCGGCGAGCGTTTCGTAATATCTGCTGTAATCCTTGAGCCCGTCTAACATCGCCTCGGTATAGCCGCTGCGCTCGACGCGGATGTGGAAGTGGGGATAGCCGGGGAAGTAAGCGAAAAAGTGCCATGCCGCCGCGCCGGTCACTGCCATGCTTCCATGCACCTGTGCCTCATATTCCGGCGGGAGTTCGCCAAGCGTGTGGTATTGAATCAGCTTGCTGGCTCGCGGACATTTGATTTCCAACCCTTCGCCCCGGTCGAGGATCAGGCCGTCAGGCGAGCAGCCAAACCATCCGTGAGCGGATCGACAGAAACCAATCTCGTCCACTGCCAGCCCGGTGGCATGCATAAATGTTTGCCGCGCTTCTGGCTCCAACTCCACGCCACGGCGCATGTCATCGCTCTCGAATGGCGCGGGGTCTGGATTGCCGGTCATCTCGGCCAAGCAGCGAGCAGCAGCGGTCAACCGCGCCTTATCGGCCACTTTGCCGCTTTTCGTCAGCCAGTCTCCATATTGGCTTGCGGTCAGGATGCCACGGCGGGCGGCGAACCATTCGTCGCTGCGTTGCTCGCAGTCGATCATTTTGCAGTCGGGGAATAGGTTCATGATAACTCGAATGCCTTTCTGCGTTGTTTGAGTTCCGCGCGGATCGCCGCGATGCGGTCTTTGTCCCAGCGGTCCTTCCGTGCCTTCCGCTCGTAGTCCCGCAGGACGTTTTCCAGCGTGTCGCTGCGGTATGCTGCGACGCTGCGTTGGTGTTGGTTGGTGGTCATGCGCCCTCCTTTCTCGCTGCGATCATCGCGTCAGCGTATCCATAGCAGCTACTCGCGGCTTTTTCGCAGGTGTAGAAACTGCAATCCAACGCGTTGATGTTCCGGCCTGCGAGATACCCTTGCAAAGCCGCCGCCGCGAAGTAGTCGCGTAGGGACATGCCGACTCCTTGTTCGCGCGTTACTTCTTGGCCCATGCTGTCCCTGTCCATGTAAGTCCAAGGATACGCTGGCCCGCCGTTGTCTGTTGGTGTTGTCATCTTTTGTGTGTATGGTTGCCTGCGTTGATCGGATGCGCAGCCCCCGGTCAGCTTACCCGCAAACTTCTACGCCATCGCCTTCCGCTGGCGTGCCTGGCTCCACGGTCGGATCTATCTCTGGCAGCGCGTCGCGCTGTAGCAGCGCGAACGACGGCGCGGGATTGCCCGGTGTGACGTTGCGCATGCCTTGGAACTGGTCATCGTCGCGCTCGACGTGTTGCATCACCTCGCTGGAAAGCGGCAGCATCTTGGACAAGCGCCTTACGGTCGTCTTCTTGGCCATCTCGGCCCAGTCGCTTACCCATGGCCCGGCATTGCCTGCGCGGCTCCGCTTGCGGATAGCTTCCACCTCTTCGTGCGTCATTACCGCTGTCTGCTTCTCGCCGCTCTTCATCACGGCTTCCGCATAGACGGCCTGCACGGCACCGCGCGGCTTCCGCCAGTCGATAGCGTGGTTCACCTGCCCGTTGGTCCAGCTGAAGCTGTCATTCTCGCAGACCGTCTCGGCGCGGATGCTGGTGACATCGCCGGATCGGCGGATTAGCTCGATGAGCCCCTTGTAGTCGATGATGAGCGTCGCCTCCTTACCGTAGGGAATCAGATGCGCGCGCCTGCCATCCGGTTCCAGTCCCATGGCCGACAGATCCAGCAGACACTTCATCAGGCTCTGCGGCGTGCATTCTGCCAGCTTCGGAACGCGGCTCAGTGCGGTGATCGCCACCCGCGCGAATCGCTCGGCGGATAGGTGTTTTGGCAGCGCCCGCGCGAATTGCTCGCGCATGGCGTCGGAGTTGATAAGGGACTTGATGTCCGTTGTTTTAGTCAGGTTGCTCATTTTGTTTGTTTGTTGGTTGTGAATCCGGCCATTTTTACCCCGCTCTCCGGTCGCGGTTTGTGTCGTGCCTGCGATGGCGCGCCAGTCCACGCCGCGCCGAGCCCGGCCGCGCCGTGCCACGCCCTGCCTGCGATGCCCAGCCCCGCCTGGCCATGCCACGCCCCGCCACGCCTGCCATGTGGCATTGCTCGTCATTGCATGGTATATCTGGCTGCGAAGTTGGCCATCTCGTCGAGGATGCGCCCGACCTCGTTGAGCGCGCTGTATTTGGCGCGGAATGACTCCACGTCGCGCTTGGCTTGTTGGATCATCTGCGTGCGGTAGTCTTCCACCTTGCACGCTTGTTCCACGGTCACATATATGCCACGCGGGCGGCAGTTGATGCCGTGGCCGTCGATCTCCTCTTCCGGCTCTTCGCCTTCCGGCTGCGGCTCGATCACGTTGACGAATGCGCGAACGCGGATGTGCCGCTCGTCGCCGCCGGTGATTGTCACCTTGATCCGGCGGATGAGTTGTTGTGCTTGAATCCGGCGATATTCCGCCGCCGCCTCGGTATCGTCCCAGCAGAAAAACCCGTGCAGCGGCGACCGCTTGCGCTTGGCTTCCGCGAGGATGATTTCCGGGGTGATGGTCCCGCCGTGCTTTTCGGCAAGCGCGATGACCTCTTGAGTGGCCACGGCTTTCCGCTCTGGCTTGTCTAACTGTTGGATGGTGTCTGTCATTGGTTTGTCTTTGTGTTGATTGTCATGCTGAAAATGTGGGAGCTACTTGATACCCCGCTCTCTCCCTCGCGGTGTGTGATGTGCCGAGCCACGCCGCGCCACGCCCAGCCGAGCCTTGCCTGCGATGCCTTGCCAAGCCGCGCCTTGCCTCGCCAGGCCGAGCCTTGCCTGCGATACCTCGCCCCGCCGCGCCTCGCCCGGCCTTGCCTTGCCTTGCCTTGCCACGCCTGCGGTGCCTCGATACGCCGGACCGTGGAGCGCCGCGCCCTGCGAAGCCTGCCGAGCCCCGCCGTGCGTTGCCCTGTCGAACCACGTCGAGCCTGCCAAGCCTCGCCGAGCCAACCCGTGGGGCGTCTCGCCTTGCCTTGCCTAGCCTGCGGTGTTGCGGTTGCGGTCATTGGTTGCGGTTTGCCGTGGATTGCCCGCCACGGCGCCGGGTGATTGGTTCAGTCGAGCTTGAACGTTCCCCAGCCCATTCCGGCGCTGGCCTTGCTGTCCGGTCGGCCTTCACCGATCCCCACTTGCGTTCCAACGCGCAGCATCAGGTTTGCCGCATCACTGGCGCTGAACTGGTCGGCGTCGTATTGGACTTTGACGATGGCTGACCATGGCCAGTATTTCGCCCGCACTCTCAGGTCACAGACGCCGGTTGCATTCCGGGCGTGCATGATGTGCGGCTCTGGCTTGCCCTTGATTTTGATCAGCGGCACGCCGTCCACCTTGTCGAATCCATCCGGCAGGATGAAGACGGACAGTTTGGCCAGCGTCATCTTGAAGCCGACAAGGCGGCAGGCCGAGATCATGGCGTTGCGGAATGCGGATGCCGGTATCCCGTTCCAGCCTTCGTCGCTAACGTGCAGCGCCTGCCGGAAGTCTTCATCGAAGTCGCGGGCGCTTTTGGCCTTCTTCTTGGTTGCTTGGCTTCCCATCTCCATCTTTTCGCGCATGGCATTCATCGCCTTTTCGCTGAATCGGAGTTGGACGTATGGCGCAGTGCCGACGATGCGGAACTCTGCCGTTGCAATGCGTGGCGCGGTAATGGCCACGGCTTCTGTTGCTGGTGCTTTCTTGGTGCTCATATATGTGTGCTTGTTTGCTCTTCGTCTATGCAGTCCCACTCTCTGCGGGACTGAAAGTCATGATCCTCGGCGCGCTCGCGTTCGCGTTGCTCGTCCTCGGATTCGGCGCACAGGTCGCATCCCCTGTTCGGGGTCCGGCTGCCGCATTTCGTGCATGTGAATGTCATGGTGTTATGCGAGGAATTGCAGCGGCAGACGGCGGTTGCGTCGGCGTGCCATGGAAAGCAGGCGGATGGCGGATGGTCTGCGCGACCACGGCGGCTGGGTGAGGTCACGGAATGACTTCATGTCGTGGGTGTCGGCGAATTGCCGCTCGCATTCAGCGCAGATCAGAGTCTCCCGCTGCTTCTTTCCGCCGCATGGGCATTCGGTGTTTTCGTAGCTCATAATGGTCTGTTGATTGGTTTCCCGCCGCCGCTGCCGAGCCCGAGGCCAACTGCCCGCTAGATTCGGGTCGGCATCCTCTTTGGAACGGCGGCGGGTTTCCTGTCCGTCACTCGACGGTTGGAAAGCTGATAGCTGGCGATAGTTCATACCGGCGGATCGCCGCGTCACTCACCAGCAGGCCGTTGCCGACCGCAGGCGCAAATTTGTCAGTGTGCATGTCGAGCATGCGGAGCGCGCTGACCTCCCGGCTATCCACCGGGAAGACTCGCCACCACTTGCCGGATAGCTGCATTTTATCGTATGGAACGGCCTTGCCGGGGTCATCGACGCGGATGATTCCCACCGCTGGCTTTTCTGGTTTTCGGAGCGCGAACATGGTCAGCCGAAAATGGTGTTGAGGATGAGCGCCACGGCCAGCAGGCCGACGAGCAGGATGCCGAGCCCGATCCAGCGGTCGACGCGGTTCTCGGCTTCGATGCGCTGGAGTGAATGCCAGCGGATCAGGTCGATCTCGCGCTGGATGTCGGCGGCGGATTTGTAGCTGCGGGCCGGGTCGTATTCCCGGGCCTTTGTTTGTTCTCTTTCGGTCATGGTGTTGGTGGTGTTTTGTTTGGTGGGTATGATTCAATAGGTGGCGACCAGATCGCACTTGGCCGGGGATGCCTTCGCTGCCCGCTTGGCCAGCGCCCGCTTTACTGCCGGCAGGTCAAACCGGAGCGTTTTGCCTTCCCGGATCGCGGCGGGAATGACGCCGTCTCGGAGCCAGTTCATCACGGTGTTCCGGTGGACACTCAGTGCCTCGGCCAGCTCGTCGGAGGTCATCAGGCGCTCGCTCATTGGGCGGCCTCCTGTTGTTGGTTCGTGTTTTTCCGTGTTACGGAATCGGCCAAAAAAATACGCACCTGCGATGCAAGGCTCCGGCCCTCCGCTTTGGCGATCTCTTG